AGTTCGTAACCTTGCTCTACAACAATGTGCTCGGCCGTGCGCCTGACCAACACGGCCTGGCTGACTGGAGCGGAAGACTGGTATCCGGCGTCAGTCGGTCGGAAGTCCTTCTGGGGTTCTCGGAGTCCACGGAGTTCAAGCAGCAGACGGCTGCAGAGGCTCCGGGCGGCATTTGGGTACAGAGCAGCGAAGCAGCTTCGATCGCGCGTCTATATTATGCGGCACTCGATCGAGCTCCAGATCTGAGCGGCCTGAGCGACTGGACCCAGGCGCTTGAGAGTGGCCAGAACCTCTCCGAAATTGCTGGCGGCTTTACGAATTCGACTGAGTTCCAGACCCGGTATGGAGCCTTGGACAACACTCAGTTTGTTGATCTTCTCTACCACAATGTTCTTGATAGAGCACCTGACGCAGGGGGATTGGCGAATTGGCTGGATGCACTCTCACACCAGAGCCGCGAGGAGGTGCTCCTTGGGTTCTCCCAGAGCCAGGAATTCAAATACAAAATGCAGCCCTACCTCGATGGCGGGTTCATTCTGGCATAGTGACAGCTCCTATCAGCGGGAAAAATGAATGGCGTATGGTGGATGCTGACACAAGGCTAGCCGACTGACATCAACATTCATGAGTTCAGAGAGTGGGACGGTGGATCCCGCCCTCTGGAGTGGTGATCAGATGACCAGAATGCCGTTGCTGAAGAAGAACCGGGTCTTAATCTTGTGTTAAACGGACTCCGAGAAGGCATCATATTCGGATCATCCAAGATCATCGCTACGAGTGCCGACCTGACTTACACTCCTGAGGCAAGCCAGCCCTCGTCAACACTGCGCCGGTCTGCGAGGCGGCGCCACCCAAGAGACAATCTGCACTTGCGTGAGGCTGTGCCTACTCAGGCTTCGTACACGGCTAACTTTGTGTTTTTAACTGCCGTAACGGTCCCGGTGACGATGGAGCAGCTGGCGGCAATTGTGAACTGCGGGGACAAAATGCTCGTCGGCATTGGCTTGGCCGTCTCTCTCAAGGCATGTTCTCTCTACGTTCACGGACGAGATCATGCCCGAGACCTATGACCAGACCTTCCAGCTCAGGCACTACCCGCTCCCGAAGCTCATGGTGGAATGCATCAAGTGCAGGCGGCAAGGGCGGTTCGATACGGCGCAGCTAATTGAGAAGCTCGGAGAGACCTACCCCGTCTATCAGGCCGTGGACCGTCTGGCCCAAGACTGGGAATGTGAGAAGCCCGATGCGATGCCGGCCTATGCTTTGCACCCGAGGGCGATGTACTGCCTCCCTCACCTTCCCGAATGGCAGGAACGCGTGAACCAGTTCTTCGTCGACGTAAACAACGGCAGGAAGCCAGAGCCACTCTATGGCGGCTCATGACCACGGCTCGATCAGCAACTCTCTCACCTTAGCATAGAGAATAGGATCGCCATCAATCCTGGCTTTGCACGCCTGCCAGATCCAAGCCTCCTCATCATCCTGCGGTCGGTGAGGAACGATAAACCCGAGATGCTCGCAACCAGGATGAGCAACCACTTTGATCCGTGTGCGGCGGGCGAAATAGAGGAAGTACTCGGCGAGGTCTCGGAGCGTGGGGCTTGTTGAATGGGCGCGCGGAGGCGTAAGCTGCCTGTGTCTCATGGCAACCTCTTGGACAGTGGCTGTTAGGGATAGGCCCGGTCGGCGCTGCAATCGCTGACTGGGCCGCTTACTTTTCAGGGCACCTAAACCCTTAGGGGACGAAGCTATCCCGTTGCCGGAGCCAAATACCGGCACAGATGCGCGCGAGGTCGGGTTGGAAGGTCAGCTGGGGTCCTCAGTCCCTCGGGCATGGTCAGGCTCTCGCACAGTTTCAATTGCGGCTAATGATGGGCTGTGCTTTTAAGAAGTCAACAGGTAATATCACACGCCAAAAGTGACAGATCCACATCAGGTGGAATATCCGACCGACACAATCGGAAATCCTGTCGGATATGTCTGGCGAAATCAGTCGTCACTGATCGACGAAATTTCGTCAATACGAAGGATTTGAATTCAAGCAATCCTTCAAGATCAGTCAATACTTACTTACTAGCTATGAGAACTACCGAATTAAGGATTCGATCCTTCAATCGCTGATCGAATAGAGCGGACATTCGTTCACCCGATCAAGGATTCATCAATCCAATCCATGTAGAAGCCAATTTGCATTCCCTGTATCGGCAGCTGCAACCGGCGGGAAATACGGAGAGTGGCTGCCCCGGCGCGCTACCATTGACCGAAATGCGGTCAGCCCGAACTGATCCTAAACTTGGATGGATCAGTATTACGAATTTTCGTCAAACCAACTTGGTTTTGTTGGAGTTGCAGGAATTCAAACGTGTGAATTTCCGATCTTCCGATCGGACGTTCCAACGGATGGAGCAGAAATCCGACGGGTGATGCCACGCCTTTGATCTCAATTCGAAACAGAAAAAGGCCCTCCCGAGCCTGAGCTCAGGAGGGCAGTTTGGGAGGAAACGCCCATGAGGGCATCTCCCTCGCCGACGCAATCAGCGAGGAAGCTCTAAAGAGCCGGAACGGTAATTGCGGGAAGGTTCTGCCAGATCGTCCAGAAGCCGTGCGGAACGGCATAGTTGGCCTGACCTCGGATCACGAGGCCTTTGACACTGTCGAGTTCGGCCGGGATCTTGGCGCAGAGTTCATTTGACCCCGGCCCGAGACTGGCTGTTCGGATATCCTTGATCACTTCGCCATCGCGCCGGCGAGCTACGACAACCGGATACTCAACCGCCGTGCCATCCACGACAATCGACCATGCAACAACGGTCGGCTGCGCATAGCGCTCCTTGTGCCAAGTCCACTTCCAGCAGACCCGTCCCGGCTCCCGGAGGATCACGTCTGCCTTTTGATCTGACAGGACTGGCGCGAAGTGAGCCTCCAGGGACGGGCTGACATACAGGAACAGAGAGGAACCAACGAAGGCAGCGATCAGCCATACGGCTGCTCCGGCCATGATCTTACGGGTGGTCATTTCATGCCTCCGCCTCTCAGAAAGAACATGATGGCTGTGCCGATGCCTCCCAGTAGAATGGTCATGACAGCTAGGAAGCCCTGCTTGACGATGGCCTCCTTGATCTCTCGGGATGACCGCATGGACGCGAAATCCTTGCGCAGGTTGGCCATATCATCGGGGTCGATGCCGGCACGCTCGAGGAAGCGCTCGATTCCGCGCTCAACGGCATGCTCAGCCGCCTCTGAGGCAGCCTTCTTAGCAATCTGCTCGACCTCCTCCTTGGAAGGCGCCCGGGCCAGAGCCTGAGCAACGGCGTGATCTGCGGCTAGCTTGGCGAGGTTCTCAAGCTGGCTGACAGGAAGGATTGCCTGCGGGCTCGTGCCGAGGTCCGGGATATCCACCATGATGGGCTAGGCCTTCTTGTCTTCGACCAAGACGGCGCCGATCTGGGCCGCGATCGGACCGAACTGCCCGAGCACCTGCGGTAGCTGCTTGGCGGCGATATCCGGCAGGTTCGTCCTATCGACACCGAGCTTCTTGATCGTGTCCGGGACCGTCTTGGCGGCATAGTCAGCCGCGGCGATGGCTGCCTCCATCTGGACAGCGATCGGGACCTCATCACCCTTCTTGTAGCCGCGGGAGGCGAGAAAGCCGACGAGCCCATTCACGACAGCGGTGATGAACGCGTTGCGCCGATTAGCATCGGCGTCAGCTCCAAGCTTGTCGAGCAGCTTGATCAGCAGGGGTGGTAGGATAAAGGGGATCATGATCGTCAGGATCGTGACAGCGAGATTCCAGACGTCATTGAGGACGCTATCCCAGGTCATAGAAGTTCTCCGGTTGTGAGAGGATCAAATGCCGAGCGCCTTAGCGGCCTTGGCGAAGTAGGTCCTGCACTCGGCAAGGCCGTGCGTGCCGCCATTCACGCGTTTGCGGACAGCAGTGATGTCGCCCTTGTCAGCGAGAGCATTCAGGCCGTTGCCCATCCAGAAGACGAGAGCGCTGTCGAGTGCCCCCGGCATGCAGCGCAGATCATCAGGCCGGTCGGCATAGCCAGCAGCTTCATAATTCGCGCGGCCAGTGGTCTGAATCAGTCCGCCCCCGCGGAAGAGCCATCCATCATTGGCCTTGTCGTTGCCGAGGCGGCCGCCATAGACCTTGTTTGCTAATGCCTGCGGGTTGTTGGCATAGCCGACCGTCGACGCCATGGTCTTGAAGCGGGAGGGCCAGACCTGCATGAGGCGCTTGGCCGAGTAGTACAGGTTCTCCTCGAGGTACCTGAGACCGCCACTTTCCGTCGCAATCTGAGCCAAGAAGTGGGCCAGCCGCCGCTTAGTGATGACACCGGCAGCATCGATCGCCGAGCGTCTCTCGATGATCCCTTCGAGGATGTCATCACGCCCGTTCGGGGCGACGGCTCGTAGGACATCAAGGGTCAGCATGTGAGTGCCGACATCCCGAAGATCCGGCACCAGGACGGCCAGTGTCTTCGGCCCTATGACGCCGTCGACGGTCAGCCCGTAAGTCTTTTGAAAGGCCTTAGTGGCCTCCTTCGACATAGGACCCCAGAGACCATCCGGCACTCCGGGGTTATAGCCGCGCGCCAGGAGAGCGCGCTGGATCTCCAGCACGGTCATGATGTCCTCGTGATGTAGGCAAAGAAAAGCCGCCCGGAGGCGGCGGCTGCGATGATTGAAAGGACGACCCGTGCCCTCGCGCCCGAATGTCACGGTGCTTAGGATGTCCCCTTGAAAGAATGTTGCCGCCGCAGTATCAGCCCGGCATGAACACAGACCAATTCCGATGGCATAGCTATTTTGCTTGGGCGCCTATGAGGCTGCCCGACGGTCGTCTGGCATGGTGGGAGTTCATCGAGCGCCGACGTTTACCCAACGGCAGCTGGCAATACCGTCGTCCGTTAGGCTCTCAAGGCGCCGATTGGGGCGACTGCATCTAATCAAGGTAAACGGCCGGGGCACTGTGCTGATCACCGGTACCCAGAGAGGCGCTCTTTCAAATGCAAATTCCGGCAATGGTTCCTTCCGAGTTGCGCTCCCGCGATCCTGAATTAATCAGCACGCTGCTCCTGGCGGGAGCAGTACTGATCTTTCACCTGTTCGGATGGCTCACTATCGCGTCCATTTTGACGTGGACGGCCGTCGCAGGAGTGATTGCTTCCCCTGTCAAAGGCGCTGGATGGCGGGGATCAGTATTCTCCATAATCCTCTTCGGCGCTGTCTTTATGGCGCTCGGCATCATCCCCGGCTTCGATGACTTCAACCCGCTTGGGCATTGGGTCAATGCAGGACGGATTGCCAATGGCGATTGGCCGGTTACTAACCCTTTGATCCCCGATTTGCCCCTCAACTATCATTGGGGGATCGACGCCATTGCAGCTTTCATAAAGCTGCCCTTTGATCACTCGATGTCTCTTGGCCTCGCATTCGCGATTACGCAAACAACAGTCTGGGTGTTGCAAGCCCGCCTAGTCCTCCGGCTTCTCGGCCCGATGCCGAACAACACATGGGACTGGTCATTCAGATTCGTTGCCACGTCGGCTGTGGTTCTTGGGACGCAATGGGTGTTTGCGCCCATGTTCCCAGAGGGCAACGCCGCGTATCTTTGGGCCGGCACAACCATTGGGGGCTACCGGATCATCGACAGCATGCTCGCCTTCGGAGTCCACCAGAGAGGCTTTGGCTTAGCTTTCTGTTTCTTAATGGCAATTTCTCTCTTCAGCGCGAACTTCCTGAAGACGATCAATGATCGGAGCGCTATTGCCTATGCTTTCGTGATCGGCGCTCTGCTGGCAGCGATGAACATTGTTCATGCCGTGGTGTTCGGAGTGACTGCACTCACTGTTGCCCTGCTTTGCGTTGCGCATGGCCTATGGTCACTCGCTCAAAACAATTCGCGGCAACAGATCATTTACCTGGCGGTTTCGGCGGTCCTTATGGCGCTGCCGCTTGGCTTGGTGCTGACGAGTGCCGGGATGTTCGCCGGCGAAGGCGGAGGAGAATTATCAAGGGTTATCGTTTTCGCCCCCTTCAGTTTCCCTCGGGACGGAGAGGGCGCGTTCGCCGCGACAGGGTTCTGGCTCATTTGGTTTGGCCCCCCTGTCATGAGCACCGTGGCCCTTGCCGCTACTGGGCGTTCCGTTTTCTTTTCGAAGGACTCTCTTGCCCTCCAATTCGCCGCACTCGCCGCGTTGATATCCTTTTTCATGCTGTTCCGGTTCGACCATCCCAACAAGTGGGATGGCTCAAAATTCCTGATCGTCGGTACATTCTGCTTAACCTTGACAATCGCCTCGCTGTTGGGGCGCGTATTGCAGACCTCAAGATCGACCCTGCTGAAGTTAGCCTTGGTGCTCCCGCTGGCGCTCAACGTCCTTTCGGTCGGCCGACAGATCTGGATGTTCCATCAAATCTTTCCTGGGGATCTGCGCGCCGCTCTGTTCAACAGGGAGATCCAGCCCAATGGGCCGGAATTCGCGGCAGCGGATGCGCTGATGATCCCAGACGACACGAGTTACCGTCGCTCTGTCACATGGTTAGCCGCCTCCTTGGGCATGAGGCCGGCTGTGCGATACAGCGATTTGAACCAGTTCCCTGTGTCCGAGACCAAATACCATCAGTACCTGGCGTTGATCGATTCTGCTTTGCAATTTAACGAAGAAGCAATCAAGGCCCTGGGGGTCAAGATCATCACCTTCACCGACATCCAGGGAACGCGCGACAAGCAGGCCACGATCGAGGAGATGGGATTTGCCCGATGTGGCGCTGCGCCAGCTGCTGGAAGCAATTGGCCATTATGGTGCCGCCACTAGGGCAAGCCTCACGCGCAAGCCCAAATTTGATCAGAGATCTGCGAATGCGGCGTCGATCTCCTCCGTTGTCGTGATCGTGCCTGCGTCGATTCCGGCCAGTACCTCGGCCCGCAGATCGAACGTCGCCTGCACAATGGTTGCGACCTCGATGGCAAACTCTATCGCCTGCTCAGCAGTCATCTGGATCGGCCCCACGGCGGTATCAAAGTTAAACAATCGCTCGGGCTGAACCCGGGCGAGGCTCTCCATCCCACTGATCAGTGTCAGGCTGTCCGGATCGGTCGCTACGTGGAGGCCATTGATGGGAAGGCCGTCGACCCGTTTGCGCCAGCTCACCTGACGGGCATAGGAGGCAAGATCGATCGCTGGAGTCTTATAAGGACGAAAGTCCGATTCACCCTCAGCCAGATCGCCTCCGACCCGCCCGAGGCCGTCCAGTGCGCCATCATACGAGATCACCGTCGCGCCCGGATGAGCCTCGCCGGACACTGTTGTCCCATCGGGATACCACGCAACGACAGCCCCTGCCTTACAGAAAAGTTGCATGTCCTGTCCTTATGCAGAGATGTAGGAATTGTTGTTGCCGACTGTATTTGCCGCCGGCGTGAGCGTGCCGGCAGAGCCACTCGCTGCGTGGATCAGCCCCCCATAGTTTGCACTGTAACCAGTCGTGTTCGAGGATCCGGTCGTACTGAATGCATCCAACATGCTGTTATACGCACAGAAGAATGCGTTGTTGTTGTTCGTTGCTGTGGCTCCCGCCGCGCCCATCTTAGAACCATACAGCGCCGCGTACCCGGCAAAGGTCGGTCCGTTCTGCCGGGCAAAGGATGCAGCTCCGCCCACGTTTATGACAGATCCGTCACGGGCGCACACGCCGAACTGGGCATTGCCAGATCCGTTAACATTGCCGCTGCCATCGGAATTGAATGAACTCGCCTGCACCGCGACGACACCATCGCCCGAGGCGTTGAACCCGCCAATCGGACCAGTCACCGTGACATGCGCCCCGCCAAGGGCTGAGATGCCCGTTGTGCCGCCGATGCCCACCACATTGGCGAGAGCGAAGCCCCCGGAGGCCAATGAGACATTCTTTCCGCCAAAGCCCACGACAGCGACGTTGGTCAATGCTCCATAACCGAAGCGGAGCGTAAGCCCGTCGACCACCGTGCCGTCGCCCGAGATCAACAGGTTATCGACGCCGCCAATCTGACCGATAAAGTCCAGGCGACTGCCGCCGGTCAGGCGCAGCTCGGTTGCGAACTTGGTGCGGAGCAGCGCCAGATTGGTCGCCTGATCCGAAGCCCGCGTTCCCGATGCCGGCCCGTTGGCGGCAAAAGATGCCATCGTCGGAAAGGCCGCCAGCAGGTTCGCTCCGCGGATCGTGACCCGCAGCCCATCTGGGTGAGAGAAACCGATGAGAGCACCGCCCGGAACGGTGAACTGCCCAGCCGCCAACTGGAACACCACCGATCCAGTTGACGTGATCCGTCTCCGCGACAGCCACGCATAGGCCGTATTAAGATCAGCAAAATCAGCCCCAGCGCCGTACACGGTCTTGGTGACGGGCGCCGTGATCAGGAAGATTGCCTCGATGGCCTTGCGCGCCTGCTCATTGTCGGTCTCGTCTGGCGTTAGCCCGCCATAGGAGATCAGATGCGCGAGCTCGCGTTGCGGGCCCTCAATCGCTTTGGCACTCACACGTGAGCCTTGGACGCCGCTCGCCAGATTGCGGTCGGCATAAGACTCATTCGGATCCGACGAACCGAACGGCGGCTGATATTTCATCAGGAAACTCCAGAGTAATCGAAGGTGAGAGTGGTGTGCGTCGGCGCCACGCGGCGGAGAATGCACTCCAAATCCGTTGCGGCCAGGAAGCCCCCGAGCGGTGTTTCTGCGACGATTGCATCACCAGTGTAGAACCAGATGTCGCCGAGGCTATTCAGATGAATGATCCATTCATGATGACCATTCTGGGCTGTCGTGGCGTCATCACCGCCGCACTCGGATAGCCCGCAGATGAAGTCGCTTGGCTCCGTGATCGTGATGTCATAGCCAACAGAAGCCGCAAGACAGACGAAGTAGGCCGGACTCGCACCACCCTGCGCACCGTACCGGGCGCGGACTGCGTTGATGCGCCCCTGCTCTCCCGAAGCCGGCGATGTGCACGGATCGGGCAGACCATATTCCGCCTCCCAATCGTCAAGCGAATAGGTGATCGCGGACGGAAAGGTCTGTGCCGCCGCCTGGAAAGCCGATTTATATTGGTCAGAAAGCCAGCCCGCGAGCGCCGTCCAAACCTTGCGCATGACAGGGGAAGCGCCCGTGCCGTCGCTGACCTCGTCGGTGCCCCAGACGACGCCTCTCGGGGCCACTGCAATCACCTGGGGCAGGAGGTCATCCGCTGTCGGTTCGCTTTCACGATCCGCTACGGAGGGGGGAAGCGCCGGCAGCAAGGCGCAGGGCCAGCCGTCAGGTATATTCATGGCGAACCCCGTCAAGTGTAGGAGACTGTGCCCAGCACCGGCATATGCCCACCCGTGGCATAGGCCAGGTCCGAGGCTGGAGCAGCCAGCGTGTGCTTCGTTTCTCCGGTGGCCCGGGAAATCGCCTCCGAAATCCAAGCCCGCCACAGCGTAAAGCTCTGCGACGGCGTCGCAGGCGCAACCCGATCGGCGAACATGGCCGCGAGCTCTGCCTCGACTGCTATGCGAATAGCCGGCGTATCAGGCGAAAGGCCCGCGATCGTGATGTTCACTGCCTGAGGCACCGGCGCCACCACGGAGACCCGCGCCGTCACCGGCCGCCGGATGGGATCCTCAACATAGGCCTGCACGGCCGCCACATCAGAGGATGTCGGAATGCCATTGGCCCGATCCGAGCGCAGGAAAGAGATCCACACCTCGCGAGCGTCGCCGATAAAACTATCGACGAACACACGGGTGATCGCCCCTGAGCTTTCCTTGGTCCACCTCACCCAATCCGAAGCCGAGCCACCTTGAGGCGGGTTGCGCTTGCGGTCGAGAATGCGTTGGCGCAGGGTTTCAACGGCTTCGACATCCGCGCCGCCACCCAGGCCGCCGGCAGAAACCGTCGCCACCTCACCGAGGCCGGTGACAAGGCCTGTGTCAACAAGGATGAGCGTCTGACCCGCATCGGTGTTGCCGAGAGTTCCGGCATCGACTGCCTCAAATTCCATGCTGGTGGCAGGACCCGTGCCAATAGCGCTGGCGCGCGTGCGGAACAGCGCTCCGTCCGTACGACGATAGGTCATCCCATAGGGCACAACCGTGCCAGACGGGCAATCGACCGTCACGTAACCCGTCGCAACTTTCGCCGGAATGCGTGTGATTCCGAGCTCAAAACCGTGGCGCACCAACCAGACCTCATCGGCCGTGGACGCAAACAGCTGCTTGTAGAGGAAAGCGAGGCGCAGGTGCCATTCCTTGGCGAGCAGACCCAGGATCTTGGCCAGGACCGGGAACAAGTTCGGCCACAGATCAATCGTCGAGCCCTGTGTCGCCTCGGAAATAATCCGGCGTGCCCGCTGCGACAGTTCAGCAATCTTAGGAACGGCGAAGGTCATTGAACCAGCTTCCATAGAGGATCGAAACGAACATTGGCTGTGATGCGGCCATCGCGACCGATGACGGCCACTTCCAGCGCAATCCGCCCCTCGGCTTTCTGCACCGTTGCTTTCACGTCGATGCGGGCTCCGACCTTCTGACGGATCAGTGGCTGTAGCGCGCGGCGTGCCTCATCTTCGACCGCCCTACCCGTCTCAGCGACCAACTCATGCCGACGGTAGAGCCAGAGCTTGGAGCCGAGCTCCGTCTCGCCACGCGAGGTATCGATGTCGAAGCCGTCGCCAGGCCAGCCGCGGGCATCACCCGCATGCTCGTGGCGTAGCTCATCCTGAGAGGCACGGGCATCGGTGAGTAGGCAGAGCGCAATCGCCGTGGCGATCGGGTTCTGCGCGCGTAGACCGGTGCGCTCGTCGAGCACGAAATCCCCGGTGGTGCCGTCGATGATCACGACATCGGGCGGCAGGACCGTGCGGTCCGCCATAGTCAGCGGCTTGATCGTGAGCATGGAACGCCTCAGTTGGCAGGAACGTCGGTGTTGGCAGGCCCGGGCACGATGCCGCCATGCACGTGGGTCTTGTCGATGCTCTTGCCGTCGTGCTTGATCGTGCCGCCGGTGAACTCGAAGCCCGACGGGGTGACCTTGAGCGTGCAACCCCCGACGCCGATCTCGATCGCCTGTGCATGGACGATGCGCAGATTGGACTGCACCAGCGACACCGCCGAGCCGTACATGTCGTAGAGCACCGTGCCGCCGGCAGGGGTCGCCTTGGGCCGGTACTGCGCATGCTCCAGGCCGAGCACCACGGCGAGATCGCGCCGGCCGTGCAGCGCCATCCCGATGCCGTGCGCACCGGCCGGAGGATGGGTCGACAGGCCAAAAGGCTGCACCCGGTGAACCCGGGACAGCTCCTCGCCGCCGACGCCGTAGAGGGTGACGGTCTGCTGATCACCATCATCCTGCGTCTCTCGAAGCTCGGTGCGGAAGAGGTCGTACATCATGAGTCCAGCAAGCCTGTTCCGGTATCTGCGGAGCCCTTCGACCTCTTGGCGCTCCCGTCAGTCTTCAAGGCCTTTCCTGCGCTGTAAGCCTTGTCTGACTTGCCTTTGGGATCCTTGCCGCCATGGCTGCGCGGATCGACCCAGGTGGTCACCGCAAGGGTGCCCTGATGGTTCTGAGTGAAGGTGACACTGGAGAGCGTCATATCCTGATCGACCCGCTCGCTCGGCAGCACGATCGCCATCAGACGGCCCGGCTCCCAGAGTTCCCCGGCATCATCGCGCCAGGTGCTGGTTGTGATCGGGATCGATGTGCCGGAGCCCTGCCGGCGCAGGCGCTCCCACTGCGCCCGAGTTTTTAGGTCGTTCTCGGTACCGTCGCCTTCGAGAAACACGATCATCGGGCGATAGCGCCCAACCTCAGGATCGTATTCCTTGACCTCTTCGCGGAGATCCTTGGACTTGGTACCGAGCGCCCGCTGCGCCCTCGCGGTAACCTCGCTGAACTTGCCCTCGGCAGAGAACTTCACGCCGAACTTCTTGATCGGCGGATGGCCCTCGACCAGAGCCCCGGCATGGCGCTTCGATCCGGCCCGGGTGATAAGCACCGACCCGTCGGGCTGCCCCATCAGCATCAGGCCCTGCTCGCGCGCCTCGCGCTCCAGCGTGTCGTGCACGCTGTCGGTCGGATAACGCTGGACCTTCGGGATGGCTTTCAGCGGCACATCGGCCTTGTACCCGATGCCGAACTCGTCGAATTCCTTGGCCACCTCTTCGAGCGTCTTGCCCTCGACCCGCCCTGTCTTGTGCTTGGCCGGCGGGCAATCGATGGCATCAGCCGCTTTGGAGCGCCCTGAGACGCGTACGTCGTGAGATGCACCCTCGCCGTGATCGGCCTCATAATTGTCGATATAGCCCCGGCACAGGAGCGTGCCGTTGGAATACAGCTCGACCTCGGCCCCGAGCCGGAGGGCCCAGGCATCCTCGTGCCACGCGGGATTTGTCGCCCGCAGCCCGAAGGTGATCGCCGCCTGCTCCATTGAGCGGGTGACGTTCACCTCCTGGAAGCCGGACAGCTGCTGGCCGCCGACAACCAGTGTCACGATCTCTTCAATCATGAAGCCAAGGCCTCAAAGGATGTCGGGAAGAAGAGCGGCGTCGTGACGGCATTGCGCTCC